AGGTGTTAAACTTGGTGTTTCACTAGGTGTGATGCTTGGAGTAACTGTATTACTTGGAGTTATAGAAGGAGTAATACTTGGAGTAACAGTGTTACTTGGTGTTATACTAGGTGTAACTGTAGAAGTTACACTTGGTGTTGGTGTTTCACTAGGTGTAGCAGTAATACTAGGTGTATTAGATATACTAATAGATGGTGTAGTTGAATTTGTTGGAGTAATACTTGGAGTATTACTTATACTAATACTTGGAGTTGATGTAACAGTAGGTGTTAAAGATGGAGTTTCACTCACACTTACAGATGGTGTACTGCTTATACTAGTACTAGGTGTAATACTAGGTGTATTACTCATTGTTGGAGTAGAAGTTACAGTTGGTGTAACACTTATACTTGGTGTTTCACTTGGTGTAGCTGTAATACTTGGAGTAGCACTAATAGAAATACTAGGTGTTATACTTGGAGTAGTAGATATACTGATAGATGGAGTAATACTAGGTGTGTTACTTATACTAATAGATGGAGTAGCACTAATAGAAATACTAGGAGTAGCAGTTATTGAAGGTGTGTTACTAATAGAAATACTAGGAGTAGCACTTGGTGTTTTACTAACACTAAATGATGGTGTTAAACTAATAGTAGGAGTTATACTAATAGTAGGTGTAATAGATGGAGTAATACTTATTGTAGGTGTTACACTTGGTGAAGGCATTTCAGCTATGCTCATATCTATTTCTTCACGAATAGATCCAAAATCCACTATTTTTGGTCCAATAGATACTAAATTTGATATTACACGAGTATATTGTAGAGGATCATTTAAATAAATAGATAAACCTGGTATTGTTCTTTCAGCGTTTTGGATTGATCTTAAATTAGTATCTTTAACTCCAGATTCAATTCTAACGTTGTTATCATATATGTCATTTAATGGTCCTACTAGTTTCCATATAATCTCAACTACATTGTAAGAAATAATAGCAACACTATTATTGATTATTCCATCATATGTTGCTCTACTTATCTCAACTATATAAGGAGATACTGATGCTTTTAATTGAGCAAAGTATCTAGTAAAATATTTTAAAGCGTAATTAGATTCTGTTGGTGGAATATATTCTCCTGTAATTAAAGGAGTATTTAATAAATCACCAAACCTTTGAGTAAAACCTCCTGATATGACATTATTTTTCAATAAAAAGTCACTACTCATAGGTGTGTCAGATGTCACACGGGTTAGAAGTATTGATGTGGAAGTATGATTTTCTCCTGTCCAATAATTATTATTTTTATCTTTATGATAAAAACCAGAATAAGATTCATTAGATGCGGCGGTAACAAAGTTTCCACCTTGATCGTATCCTCTCTCTATAATATATGATTCTGGTATGAACATTATTGTGGTTTTTCAAATCTAATAACTCTGAAATTAGCTGTGCTAGTACCAACACCACCACTTAATAGTGGTCCCCCATAAATACTTAATCCAGGTATATAATTATTAGATGCGTTTGCTTGTAAAAGATTATAAAATGTTAAAAATAATTGATCAAAAGAATTAGCTGGAAATAAATAGTATGTTGATAAGTCTGTACCATCATTTGCTATTTGATAATCATCCATTGATGTATTGACATGCAAAATAGCAGTATTTATTTTACTATTATCAATATGATCTATTTTTGATATTTGATTAGATGAACTTCCTATAGTTGTAGATGCTGTAAATGTTTTTATGTTTATAAAACTTTCAACTTGTCCAAAATATGTTTTACTATAAGCATCTTTAAGTCTAGTGATATCATTATCTCCTCTGTTAACAGCATCTATATTTAAATTAGAATCTTGTCCTAATAATAATCTACTAACAGTTTGATATAAGGATGAAGAACTACCACCTCCAGAAGGTGTTATAAAAGTATTATAATCAGCAGGAAAGTTTGGAGCAGTTCCTCCATATCTAGAAAGTGCTACAGCATGCCAGTTTCTTAAATAATATTCTATAGATGCTGTATCATAAAGAAAATCTAATATTTGTCTAATATAATTACCTTTTTCAGTAGCACTTGCTCCAGAATTTAAAAAATTATTTATACCTAAACTAAATTGTTTATATAAATCAAAATCAAACTCTGGTTTTTTATTTCCTGTTCTTCCAGAATTATATTTAGAAATAATATAAGTATATTGATTAACCATATAGTCAGCTATAGCACATAATAGATATCCGTTTTTTGCTTGGTCAACCCTAGCAGCTGATATTATTGATTTTAGTCTTGTTTTATCAACAATATATTTGTCTGTTATCTTATCATTATCTAATAAACAAATTTGAGTTCTTACAGTTGTAGTCCAATCATTATTTTGTAAATTATGATTAATACCTGTTATAATAAATCCTAAATTTTTGTTATAATAATCTCTAGGCAATATTGATTTATCAATAGTGAAAATTTGTCCTATAACTAAACCACCTATACCATCAAGAGTAATTTCTAATTCAAAAGGAATTAAAGCTTTAAAATCAACATCACTTCCATTTAATTGATAATGCATTGTTTTTAATAAACTACCAGCATTTATTACTTCATTTTCTTGAGGTACTGATGTTACCATCCATCCACTTCCTCCTGTTGGTTTTCCTAATACATTTACATTTAAATAACTAGATAAAGATTCTAAGTTTTTAAATATATTATAATAATAAACATCACTTCCGCTAATAATTGTAGTTCCTAAAGTGAGGGTAGCTGGTGCTGTAGGATCGTCAAATGTAGGAGACATAATTCTATCAGTCAATCCTCTATTAAAGTATGTTTGAGTAGATGAATATATATCACCTAAGTTTCCAGTATCAGAGCCAGCGGTACCAGCACCAATAGCTATCATAGTTGATTGCTCAGCAAATATACGAGAGTTTATTTTAACATCTCTACAAATACTTTTTAAACCAATTAAATCAAATTTAAATTTACTATTTTTACTTGAATTTTCAAGGTATTTAGCATCAATAATTTGAACAAAATTTCTATCAGTATATAATTTAAAGTCATTTATACCACCTAAAGCTAAAGAAACAGCGTCTAAAACTTCTTGTAATAATTGAATAATATCAACTCCATCTGGTCCTCCATATAAACTTCTATATAACTGAATAATTTTACTCATTGATACAAATATATTTCCTACTAAACCAACACTTGTTGTACCTGGGGCTAAAAATTCAAATTTACTTATTGAAGCAGGAGTAGCTGTAGCTCCTAATGTTAAACTAGTGGTATCTAATTGTGAGTACACAACTGGAGAAAACCCAGTTGTTTTGTCTGTTATGAATGTAGCTTGAGAATTTTGAATTAAACATGTTGTAGGATCAATACTCACAGAATCAATACTAGCTAAACATGGAGTGTTATATGGTATTGCTATAGATACAGCTGGTTTATTATTTTTTTTATTTTTATATATAAAAAATTCATTAATGATTGCTATAAAAGCATTCATACTAATGTATTCTATACCAGTACCTTGAGTTTTACCATCACTTAATTTTATAATAACTTGTGTATCTAAATCTATACCAGTACCTCCAGTAGTATCTACTATGTAATTATCCCATGGGCCTTTAATATAAGCAGATACATTTTTGGTTAATCTGGTTTTAATGTCTGCATATATAGCATCTGCTTGGTCACGTAATATTTTTTGGTCATCAGTTGTTGAACCAGATATATATAATTCTCCTTGTATATTTCCACCACCAAATGAATAAGATTTTACCCATTCACTTTCATTAATTTTTCCAATAATATTTAAAAATATTTTTTCAAAATTACTAAGTACTGGTTTTGGAGGAACTGAGGATGATAATGATGGTGGAGTGTAGCTAGATCCTAAAATAATATTTGGGTTACCACTAGCTTTTAAAGTTTCAATTATTTCTCCTCTTGATATTAATGTAGTACTACATTGAAAACCTCCATTAGGCATTAATTGCCAAGAAAAGTTTTTAACATATCCTAATAAAGCATCATAATTACCATTAGTTTTGTCAATATCACTATCAATTTTAGTGTGTATTTTATCATCATTGAACCTAGCATCAAATACATCTATTGTTGGAATTTTAAATGTTGTTACTTCCTTAATGTTAGGATAGTCATTTAAATTAGTTGGAACATCATGATCAATATATTGAGACCAACCCCATTCTAAAAGAACAGTATATCCTGTTCTCATAAATAAAATTTCCAATTCTTCAAGTTGGTGTTTATCCCAAGCCATAAATTGTATAGTGGCTTCTCTTAAAGAACCATAAGCGCTTTTATTAGTGATAGTTACTCCTGTGATACCAGGCATTGGTCTTAAACCAAATGATCTACTTACACCTAGTCCTTGCTTAACATCAAATTTTTCACTAGCATTATTAAAATCTATATTACTACCATAGATACTATCAGAATTACCTACTCCTGATCGTAAAGAAAATCCACTTGATCCACTATATAATGTACCTCCTTCTAAAATATATTTTTTAGCTAATTGATCGCCTGTATATTTTCCATCATTAACTAATTTTCCTGTTTTAGCATCATAAACTTTAGAGTTATAATTAACAAATGATGCCATTCTAACCCATGAATTTTTACCAGTAGTATATCTTAAAAAGTCAGATCCTCTAACTTCTGATGATATTAATTTTTCACGAGCTTTTAATTGAGCTGCTATTTTAGGTTTGAGAGTACTTTTAAATATAGACATAACACTTTTTAACTATTTAATTGTTCAAAATCACTTAATATCTGAGTTATATTACCTGGTATTCTAAGTTGAAAACCAAGTGTTGGATATAAAGAATCATTTGGTAGATCTGGGTTAGCTATTTGTATAATCCACCATAATGATGAATCACTATAGAATTGAAATGCTAAATTATCTAACCTATCTCCACGTATTGTACTTAAAAATACATCAGCATCAGATAATGGTATATCTGGGTAACGTGTGGATGAACGGTATCTAATAACCTTTGGGTATTGAACCGTTGGTTTAGTTTGAATTATTGGAATATTATCATAGCGATCCATGATAATAAATATGACCTTTATTAAGAATTTTAATCTAAGTACTTGTTAGATGCTGGAATTAATTCCTTTTTTGTATCTGGATCATATTTTGCTCCAGCTTGTCCTGGATATGCTTTTTTATCAATTGTAACAAATGGTGCATTTGCAAATTTACCATTTTGTACTTTTCTAGGTAAGAAGGTATGAATTGGTTTAAATGATAAATTAACAGTAATATGTTTAGGTACTTCATATTGTGTTTTATCAATAGGATTATTTTTATCTAATGATATTTCCCAATTTGATTCTAACATTCCTGATAATTTAATATCAGTGAATATACCTGGTTGTCTATAAATGTAATCACCAACTGTTAAGTAACCTATATTTCCTCTCATTTTATTAGAAGCAGTATAGTCAGGAGCGAATGAAGACATTAAATAGTTTAATTTACTATAAATAGGTTTCATTTCTTCAGGTGAATGAGCATATAGTGTGAATCCAACAGATATATCTCTTGTGAATCCATCATATACATAAAAATCTTCACCTCTACCCATGTAACGATATGAGTTCCATCTAGCATTCATTCCATCACTAAATTCATTTAAATATGCTCTAAATGCTAAAACATCTGTATTAATAGTATTATTTGCTATAGGAGTATCATTATTTAAAAATTCTATTCTAAATTTAATAATATCACGACCAAAATATCCATCTACTTCTTTATCGCCTTTATTTAATAATTCTTTTGGTAGATTTGGATCATTATTTGGTTTTAATGAATTATCATAAAATGTAGAACTATTAGTTACATTAATGACATTTATAGAATCAACTTTAGACTTGAATTTAATATTGTTAGGACCATACTTACTAGTTGAAGTACCTATTCTTGATTGAATATTTTTATTTCTGTATGATGGATGATTAAAAATATCAAAATCATTATCTGCTATATTATTATTTAACTCATCAATTGCTTTTTGTCTAGCTTCTACTTCAAGTTCTATTTCTGATGCTTTTCTATTTAAGCGATCAATTGTATTTCTATCTACATCACTTGTGTCAACTGTTTCTCCTGTAGATGGATCTATTTCATTAGAAATATTACTACTAATAAAATTAGAAAGACCTCTATTAATAATAGCTTCATTTCTTAATCCTGATATTAGATTTTGTTGATCAGGTATGTAACCAGAACTAGTTTTAGTTTTATAATTATCAAAATAATTTAATATACCGTTATATGATAAAGTAGATAAAGTTGGTTTATTAGTATGTAGTGTAGTGGTAGTAATAAATGTTTTACCAATACCATAAACTGAAGAGGCACCACCATTATATGAGTTTAATCCAATAACATTTGTATCACTAGCATCTATACTTTTTATTTTATCAAGGTAACTAACTAATCTATTTTTATTATTGTTATTATTGTCTATAGTTATGTTTTCATAATTATAACCTTTAATATTAGTTAAACTATCACCTTCTAAAAATCCAACACCACCAACTGGAAGAATACCATGGCGAATAATATGACCTCCAAATGCGTTAAGAGGAACTTGAGCTAATGTATTTAAACCTAAATTATATAATCTAGTATTGTTATTACTTAGAGTTCTAAAATCTTCTGGTTGTTCTAATTTTGGGTTTGATAATTGTAATCCAACTTGTTTAGCTATCCATACAAGACCTTTAGGTGATTTTAAAAAATTACCCACACGAGCTGTGTCTCTAACTGATGCTAACCCAGCATTTACAACACCTCCTCTTACAAGACCATCATCAAATGAAGTGAACTTAAGTCTTGGTTGTTCTGGTTTTTGAGTATAAGTAACATTATTAGGACTAGAAAAAGACCCATTACTATTAACAGAGTTATAGTATGGGGCTAAATTAGACCATGCACTATTTAAGTTTGAAAAGGGCATTAGTATCTTCCTTCTTTAGGTCCTTTATTTTTATAGACATTACCTATTGGTAATCCGTTTCCATCTAATTGAGATGCAGGCACAAATACTGTAAATCTTCCTTTACCATATTTTCTACCAGTTAATAAATCTTGAGATGATATTATTTTATTATTTTGAGCTCTTGCTTGAATATCTGAAGTAGACATTTGACTTACACTTTCAAAAGATGGTTGTGTTTTACCTTGTAAACCTAACCCACTAAGAGGTAATCTTTTTTCAAGTACAAATCCAGTACCTGTAGCTGAATTAAAAGTAGGACCAGAGTTAGTTGTACCTGAAATTCTAGTATATTCTTTAGGAGTGATACCACCTAAATCTAAACCTGAAGGTGCTACTTTAGTTCTATTTGGAGCTTGACCATATGTTCTTCCAAGAGTCATATCTTGAGAAGAAACTATTTTATTATTTTTAGATAAGGCTTGAATATTTGATGAAGTACGTTGTCCTTCATTTTCAAAGTTAGGTCCAGGTTGTCCTTTTAAACCTAATAAGCCTGTTTTTAATTTATCAAATAATGCCATGATGTTATTGTTTTATATAAATATGTTAAGCAAATGAGTTATTAGCACCGTTTTGGCTAGAATATGTGTTCCATTTACCAATGGTTTCATTAGTTACATTTAATTCAATAGGTCTAACAGACATTTGTTCTATTATTTCTTGTGTTCTTCTTTGAGATTCTTTACTAGCGTCTGCTTCTTGTTTTCTACGTTCTTCATTTTCTTTAGATAAACTAAATAATCCCATACCTAAACCAACTAATCCACCAATAGCAGCACCCCATGGTCCAAACATCATACCCATACCTGCGTATTGGGCTGTTTGACCTAATACACCTACTGTATTAGCTCCAGCTCCTGGTTCCATACTTGAAGCTATACCTGATAAAGCCATACCGCCCACTCCTAATCCTAATCCAGCTCCCATTGATTTAGGTGAAAATGCTCCAAATCCTCTCCCTTGTTTTCCAGCTGCTGTTATAACACTATTAGCCGCAGCTCCAGTTAATGGCTTTCCAGCTGCGCTAAATGCTTGTCCTCCTTGAACATAAGCTCCACTTGCTAAAGTTGTTTTACCACCAAATAAACCACCCATTCCTCCTCCCATTCCTCCAGCTAATGTAGGTCTAGTCACCATTGGGTTAGCATCAGTACCACGTTGGAATAGTAATCCTTTTAAACCACCAGCCATTAATCTAGTAGTAGCTAATAATAATGGAGCTCCTAAAATAGCTGCTCCTAAAGCGTTACCTAATCCGCCACCAGTCATTTTACTAAATCCACCAAGTATTCCTTCAACTCCCTTTAATCCTTTTTCTATATACTTGTATATAGTAGCCATTGGGCCAGCAGCTATTCTTGATAGAATAGATGATATTTTTTCAAATGTATATTTTTGTAATTCAGCTAATGATTTAGCTTCAAGATCTTTTCTAACACTTTCTTCTACTGTTATGCCTCTTTCTTTAGCTAACCTAAGTTGTTCAGTAGCTGATTTAGTAGCATCCGCACCTAATTTGTTTTCAAATTCACGTTTACGAAGCATATCACCCATTTCTGAGGCTGACATTCCAAATGCTTCAGCATATGCTTGTCTTTGAAGAACATTCATTCTTTCAAACTTATGAATGTTACCTACTTCCTCAGCTATAGCTGTGGTTAATTTAGCTGTATCACCACTTAAAGCAGCTGATCTGGCTTTTTCTAGATTAATAGCTTTACCAGTTAATAATTCAGCTTTAAGTTCAGCTTCAATTGATTGTTCAAAATTAAGTAATGACTCACCAATTTTATCTACTTGTTCTAATGTTAATCCTAATCTATCAGCTTGTAAAACAGCTTTAGCTAATTCACTAACATTACCTTTAAATTTAGTTAATATATCACCGCTAACTGAACTTACTTTTTGTAATACTTTTTGTTGACTTATAGTACCACCAAATTGAGCTTTTTGACTAACAGTTGTTTTAATAACTGTGTTTAAAATATCATCATTGGTTTGTCCTATTTCTCTACCTAATACAGCTAAATGAGCATTTTGTTCTTCACTTATGCCATAATAATGAGATAATTTTTCAGCTGTAATAGCTTCTTTATTAGTAAATGCAATTGATGTACCTAATGCTTCATTTAATTTATATCTACCTTCTAATATTCTAGCTTCAGTAACAAAAGCATTTCTTTGTTCAGCAGCATATTGATAAGCACTCTCATATAATGCTTGAGATTGCTCTTTACTTATATTTAATTGTTTACCTTGATCAACTATTCTTTTATTAACACCACCATATAAATCAAAAAATTTCTTAATTAAACCTATTTGGGCTGTTAATAATACTAAAGGATCAGTTAATTTTTTACCAATACCAGAAGCTAAAATACCTAAACCAGCAGACATTGTTTTTATTTTGCCTGATAGTCCTAATGCTTTTTCATCTGATACTCCTAATGCTTTGGCTTTATCAACAGCAGCGTCTTTAGCTTTTTTAAATACATCATCAAGACCACTTAAACCTAACTTTTCAGTTATTTTAGTAGCTGATTTAAGTAATGTACCTGTTAAACCTATAGATGCGTTTAAATTTTTCTGGTAAGTAATTTTTCTATCAATTAATGCCACTGTTGCTTTTTCAACCTCAAATCCTTCTTGACCAGCAGCTAATAATGCTTTTTCTTGAACAGTAAGTTCTTCTAATTTTTTACCTTCTTTAATTCGAGTTTGTAATATTCCGTAGGCATTACTTAATTGTTTAACTACACTATTAACTTTACTTTTTTCTTTATCTAATTGTTTTTGAGATAATTCTAAAGCATCTTCAGCGTTGTTAACTAATTTATCAGAAATATTTTCTAAAACATCATACTGTTTTCTAACTTCTTTACTAACATTAAGTTCATTTTTTAACTCACTATTAATTTCAGAAATTAAATCCCTTTGATCTTTAATAAGATCATTTAATACTCGTTGAAATTGTATTTCTTGTTCAGTAGCCATGCGTTATTCTGTAGTTTATACCGTGTATAAATATCAAAAGCGCCTATTTTTTAGGCGCTCTTGCATTAAATGCGAAATCTGGTATTGGTGGACGTTCTCTAGTGGTTTTATTTGGTTGCGCCATTTCTGCGCCACCACTCACATTGAATTTTTTATCTATTTCTTCTTGTTGTTTTTCAACAAGTTCTGATAGTTTTTGTAAATAATATTGTCTATATCTTATAGGCATATTATATACTTGATCATGAGTGAATCCACCTTGACTATGATAACAAAGTAAAAATACTTCGTCTAGTATTATTTTCTTATACTCCGGAGTCAGGCCAAAAAAAGCTAACCCCAATTGGTAAATCGATGCCCTCCACTACATCGCCGTTAGATTTAACCGCGTTGACTTTCATATCAACATCTGGCATTACTTTGTTAATCTGTTCGCGTAAAGCTTTAACGTCTCTAGCTAACATATTTTCAGAAAATTCTCTAACTGCGGCTGTATCTCTATCACCATTAACTGCTACAATAGTATGTTTCAAACGAGTTGTAACATCATATGAACCTTGAGCATTAATTTTTTCTAAACCTTTAATTTCTTTATCTATTTTTTGCTCATCACCATGTGTTAATAACTTGAATGTAACCATAGTTTTAGAGAATGGTAATTCAAAATTAAATTCATTTTTACCTGGTGTGAATAGACTTTCATCAATTTTCTTAGTGTCTAATGTTGTTAAATCAACAGTAGCTTTTTCAGCTCTACCTGTATTAGGATCAACAAAGGTAAAATCATAATCTTTACCATACCCTAAAATACGTGCTGCTATCAAAATAGCGTTTTTATCACCATTTAATAACATATTATAGTCTATACCTGTTGTTACAATCATTGATTGTAATAACTTATCAATAACTGTTCCTTGACGAATAAAGTTAGCATTAGATAGAATATCTTCTTCTTTTGCAGTCATGTACTTCATTTCAATAACACCTTTTGATAATGGTGATTCAGGAGGGTAAATTAAACCTTTAGAAGGTAAATCAATTTGTTCAGTAGGATACTTAAACTTTTGTTCCATAACGTTTATATTGTTTTTATATATATAAATATACAAAGATAAAAGAAGTCATCCTTTCAGATGACTTTCTTATTAAATATATGGATGAACGATTAGTAGTTCAGGATACAATAATCCATTGCTATTGTTAAGCTGATTGAAACATACGCTTCATTAGCCCAATCGTATTCACCAAAGTTAGCTTCTTTAACAAAAGAACCTTTAACTATCCACTCACCAACTACATCACCAACAGGACCTAAAATGTCTAAACGTAAATCTTTTTTATAGAAATCACTATAGCCATCACGTCCAGTTACTGATTCGTGAGCCAAACGAGCCCATTCCATTACAGCTTGAGCGCCACTTGGAGTTACAGGATCATAAAGTTCTAAAGTCATATCATTCCAACGAACTTTACCCTTAACTTTACGGTAAACGTTGATATGATCTAATACGATTTCACCAGCGTTGAAAGACGGAGTTGAAGCTTTTCTAATTAAATATGAAGGGATACCGTCAATATACATTAAAAAGCGATTCTGAACTTTTGGTTCAAAAGCGGTGAACATAATTTCGGTAGGATCTAATACTGCCATTGTATTGTTATTTTATATAAATATTAATAGTTATTATTTTTGCGCAACTGGATTTTCAACTGGTTTTTTGTTATCAACATCTGATTGCATCTTGTTTAAGTAACTTAATACCATTTTATAGTTTTGATTACTTTCAAGACTGCTTAATTGAGATCCTTTTTTCTTTTGTATCCATTTAGCTATAGCTTCAACTACTCGAGAAAAATCTTTCACATTAGTTACAGCTGATGACAACTTAGTTAAAGATGAAGTAACGCCAGCAACCGAGGTATCGGCTGCTGCGTCGTCTTCAAATTCGTATAATTTTTTATCTTTTATCATTTGTTATTTTTTATTAACTTCCAAATTCTACACCAGTTGGTAAGATGTTGAAATCTAATAAGATAAATTCAGCTGTACGAGTTGGTTGTAAGTAAATTTGTCCTACTAATTGGTTTCTATCAATTACATCTGGAGTGTTGTTTGTATCATCCATTACTACTCTGAAAGCATATAAACCTTGTCTTTGTTGTACACTTTCTAAGTATGGAGTAACTTGAGATAAGAATCTGTTTCTTGTTACAGTTGTATTTTGTTCAAATACTAATGTCTTAGAAACATTACCAATGTAACGCTTAAGAGCAATTAATAATCTACGAACGTTAATTCTATCTAAAGCACTAGCTTTTTGTTGTAATGTCTTTTGACCAAATGCTGTAACACCTACGTTAGGGAAAGTAGCGATTGGGTTAACTTTACCAGCATATAAATTATCACGATTTGTTGGAGATAATTTTCTTTCAGCTTGAATAACACCACCTAAACCACCACGATTTAAACCAGCAGGAGCAAACCATTCAGCACTTACATTATCGTTGAAAGCATAAACACCAGCCATAATTGTTGAAGCAGGTACCCATACATTTCTACCAGTTTCTTGAGATACAACTTGAACCCAAGGCCAATAAGCACCAGCATAGTTAGTATCTAAACCTTGTGCTTCAGTTACTGGAGTGTTGATAGTTGAACCATATGGAGTTAAATCCATAATATAGAAATGATCACCTCTTTCTTCAGCATTTGAAATATAATTTGTTTGAGCTGTAGCGTGATCAGCTTGTTGTAAACCTGGAGTGATTAATAATTCATA